GGGCCTTGGTAGGGTTTTAATTTCCACTCATACCAATCATTATTCAGAGATGAACTTACACCTGTTGGGGCGTTTAACAATGAAAACTTACTACTATAGTAAGTACCAAGTGTAATTACTTTTTCGGGTGTTAATAATTGTACACTCCTACCATTACCTATAAATTTTCTTGAACCATCATCACTACCCGATGAAATAATATAATCTTCTACATACTTTTGTGTTCCAGTTGCCATATCTGCATCATAAAGGTATTGCATACTTTCGTTCTCGTGTGTTGACCAAGTCCAGTTATAGTCTCCATCACTCCCACTTACAAGTGTTCGTTGGTTTGCACTACTGATGTATGAATTAAATGAAATAGAACCCTCGGCAGTAACCATAAATGATGCATCTTTAGCCAAATCTTTTAAAACATAATCTGGATAATCACTAACCCCTTTATTTGCTGCTATTGATGCTGAATTAAATGTCCCAATTAAAGAATCACCACCAATTGGTGATGCTCCAAGTATAGTTCTAAAACTTGATTTAGTAAATGAACCACTTGATATCTGATACAAAGTATCATCTGTATTATTTGGTGTAGCTACGAATAAATGAAAACTACCTGAATTAGATGCAGTACCTCTTTTTGCTAAGTATTGTGCTTGATTCGCATTATTAAATGATGAACTAATATTATGTTGAGCAAAACTTGCAGATATTGTAGGTTGTTTTGCAGTAGGTGGATTAAATGTTCCAAATTGAAAACTACCATATATCTGTACATCTGAATAACTTTGTGTTGAGGCGTATTGTGCAATATCATCATATATATTCCCATATAGACTACTCATCTGAGTACTATTGATTGCAGTATTCATCTCGAATACCTTTACATCATCACTACCACTTTCAATTGTAAAATCATAACACGCAAGTATTCCTGCGTAAGATGAATCAGGCCAACCGCCAGCACTACCTGTAATGTAATTAGATAGTGATTCTAACTTTGTTTCTACATCTGATTTCTGACTAAATATTGTTATTGACACAAGGTTCTCCTATATATATTATAAATATCTCTCATATAAATTTTTGGTAAATAATTCGTTAGATAAAACTCCAGCGTGGTTACCATCAACTGCCTCATCTTCCCAACACCCAAGATATTCATCTATAACATTTGTTAGTAATCTAATTCCTTTATTTTCCAAATAATTCTTAATCAGTAATTGATTTCTGTATAGATTGTCATTATCATATTCATCGTTCTGTAAATTTACAAGTGAATCGTGAGCTAACAACCCATCATCAGTTTCCCAATAATCCCATTTACCATCAGGTTTAAAGGAGCATTTCCTACCATCCAATGTGGTGTACTCTCTCCTATGTGGATAAGTATATAAAACAACAATTAAATCTGGTTTTAAAATTTCTGTATATGATAGAACTGCTCTACTAATTGTATCATTAGATATTCCTTGAATACCACAATTAATATGTGAGTGTTGAATTTTGTTTGCTAATAAATGTGGCCATGTTTCCTCATTTCCCACACCTACCCCCAATGTATGACTGCATCCAAAAGTAAGTAACTTAGATTTTGATGAAAAATAAGTTTCTAAATCATCTCCCCTAAATCCAAGTTCATTAAATGTATATCCACCAACTACTCTACCAGTTTTATCTCCGCCGACAGTTTTATGTGTTTGATTCTTTCTTGATTTTAAATCATCAAATATATCAAACTCTTTATGAGTCCAGTGCGGGTTCTGCGGGTTCAAGACCTGTTCCTTTTAACATCTCGGTTGGTACTTGTCCACAATTACCACAACTAAATACTTCAATTGGAACTAATCCTTCTTGACCATTTGGTGACATTATTGCAGATATCTTTTTTATAATCGTTGATGTTATAAACAAATAATTACCACACGCCTGACAATTTAGTGTATCTGCTTTAGCTAAATCTACTTTCTGCTGTGGGTTTTTTATTGGTTTCTGTGCTTTCATATTCATTTTATTGTTCCTATTATTTCAACAAACATTGCCATAGCATTTATTTCTTTATCTACTACTACTGCATCACTTTGTTGATACTTACTTAATATTAATATACATTCTGCAAGGTATCCACTACCCCAATTATCGACAGTGTCAAACATCAATCTAAACATATCACTATAATCAGTAATTTTAGAATCAGCTAAAAGTTGTCTGATATTTTTGAAAGCATTTTTCTTATCTTGGGTTTTCAAGATTTCTAACACTTCTAACTTGTAATCATTTTGTGTACTCATCGCTTCATCTATAATAAGTTTACCATCTACCACTTGTCTCTGTGATGCATTAATAACCCTTCTAATATCTGGATAACCACTATTTACTATCGTTACGATATCATCTACTTTAGCTTCTATCTGTTCGTGTTGTAAAATAGTAGACATATGTAGTGCAACTTGTTTTCTATCTGGTGGGATAATTTGAAAGGATTGACATCTGGATTGGATTGGGTCAATTATCCTCTCAACAAAATTACACGTTAGAATAAATCTACAATGTCTTGAAAATGTTTCCATTAGATTACGAAGTGCAGCCTGTGCGTTTGGTGTGATATAATCACACTCATCTAAGATTATAATCTTCATCTCTGAAAATCCAAGTGTTGATGCAAAATTCTTTACTTTATCACGAACTACATCTACACTATTCTCATCTGAAGCGTTAATATAAAGATAATCACAATCTATATTATTAACGAGTATTTTTGCGAGAGTGGTTTTACCTGTACCAGCACGCCCATAAAGTAAAAGGTGTGGTAAATCGCCACTCTCCAAATACACTTTGACTTTACTTTTGAGATGTTCATTCCCAATGTAAGTGTCAAGTGATTGCGGCCGATATTTTTCTACCCATAGGGTATTTTTTATTTCTGTCATACGAAACTATCCTTTTCTAAAAATATTTGTAAACTCCATCTGTTACCAGATGTTATGGGATTAACCCAATGTATTAAATCTGAACTATGTATTGATGTGTGTCCGATTTCTTGACTCTTTCTTACTACTTTTTTATTCATACTATTTTTAAACTGGCCCTTTGAATTTGTATCATGTTCTACCTCTCCACCTTCATACTCGTTGGGCTCTGATAATTGTGTAACAAAAGTTGCAATTCGTATATTTTTTTCATTCTCAACATATACCGCACTACCACCATTCTTATCCTTATCATCTAACTCACCATAGTTTCCTGTCTTATCAGAATGCGGTTTGAAGAAAGTTCCCTTTGGGTAATTATTAATCATAAACCAATTTGTTCTCAACTTCGGCGTACCTAATCTTTTAATTCCAATATCTAATGATTTACCCCACTCAAATATCTTATCATGCACCCACTTATACTTCTCATCTTCATCCCAATGTATAATACTTGATAACATTTTAGAGCACATCGGAACATATTCATCAGTATAGGGGTCGAAGTTATCCATCCATTGAACTTTTAACCTTGCCCAACTTCTTATCTCTAAGCACTCTTCCTTAGTAAATAAAGGATTATCATTACTTATTAAAGTTTTTTCCATATCCAAATTGGTTCACAAAAAGTTTTATCTTTGGTTTTCTCGGCAAGTTCTAATGTTTCATCCTTAAACCTATCTTCTGCGGCAGTTCCTGCTCCACCACTATTAGGACGTTTTGCCATTTCCATACCAATACAACCTTGATATTCTGAATCACCAAATGTACTTAGGAAATCATTCATAGGATTACAAATCTCCAACCAATCTTTACCACCCTTAGAACTTGCATATACATCTGATATATTCACTAATAAATATCCACCACTTTTTATAGAACACCATAATTTTTTAATAGTTGCCTGTAAAAATTTCTCATTCCATTCTTCAATGGTTTTATATCGTACCCAACTTTGAGTATCATCATAACTATATCGTTCAACTGAAAAATATGGTGGTGATGTAAAGACCGTATCAAATATATTTTCATACTCTTTGAAATCCACATCTTCTGCTGGGGATACTATAAATTGTGCATCCTTATCAACTTCAAAAAACATATTTCTATGTTTTTCATAGAACTCTTTTTGTTCCTTGTAAATAGGATGGTTTTCTTTTCGTGGGTCTATCCCAAGATAATACTTACCACTTTCACTACCATAGAATCCTGCTAATCTATCCCCCCAACCTGCAGAGAAATCTAATATGTTTTCACTACCTAACTTATCGTATAGTACTTTTGACACATTAGGTTTAAATTGTGAACAAATATACTTCCGTAAACTTAACATAATTCTAAGATTACCCGCAGTTATTTTAGATAATTTTAGAGTATATGCTGCACCCATCAATGATGTCATATATTTTTCAGTTTCCCAAGTTCTCTTCGGGCCTGGGGATATTGTTCCATCCACACTCCATCGATTTTCTTGTTGAAAAAAATTACTTGCAGCATTACCTATATTAACTCTTCTAAAGTATTGTTGTTTACCTTCAAACTTTAAATCATATTTGTATGCAGTTCCCTCACGAGCAAACCACTCACCATCTACCAATAAATCATTATGTCTCATACCCTTTAACTTTTGTAAAGCTTTATAGGCATCTTTTTCTGATATATTGGCGTATGGAATTTCATAAGTCATTGCAACTTTAGCAAGACTTTCTTTGACATCATCCTTTTCGAATGTTTCTTTGATATACTCCCATTCTCTCTCATCTATTTCAAGATAAGGAGTCATACCTTTAAATTTGTCAAAATATTCTAAATACATTATGATTTCTCGAAATTAAAAAACTTCCTCATTGCTGCAGAATCTGGTGTAACCCAATTACTACCATTGGTTGCAGTCTGTTTAGGTGTTGGGATATAATTATCACTCAACAACTCTTCAAACTCAAACCAATCCAATATATGTACTTCACAATCGTGTAATCGTTCCATACTATGAATAGATTCCTTAACTTCCTTACTTAAACCACTATATGGATGTAAGATATGGATAGAACCACCAGCAAGTTCATACTTTCGTACATACTTATCTACTTTGGTTGCTATCTTCTCATCTATACTTCCAGCAGTTCCAGTACTTACACAATCCAAATACACCCTACCAAACTTAGTACTGATTCGAAAATCTATACCCCTATTTGGTGTATAAGTGTAGTGTATCTTTTTATCATTAAGGTATTCTTCTACTCTATCTTCAAGTTTCTTACCGCGTTTATTTGCAGTATGAATCCCTAATTGGGCTTTATCAAGTATATTATTTGCCACTATTGACTCCTTATGTCACTTGTTGAGTTGCAACCAAAAAATATTCTGATTTATAATCATCGATATTAAAACTAATTGTAGCTAATCCATCTGAACTAACTTTCAATATAGCTTTCTCACATTCTTTATTTGCAGTCAAAATATTTGCAAACATATTTGCGTTAAATGAAATTGGTTCAGTATCACTAAACACCTCACACTCAACTGGTATGGTTACTCGATTAGTAGCAACATTACTGAATCCAATTATTACATTTGCAGTATCATTTTTTGCGATGATAGTAAATGTATCGGTATCTGGTAATGCAGATTTTCCACTAATAAAGGTGTTAATGAAATATGAATCAATCTTCAATTCCAACCCAAATGTTGAAGGTAAATTCTTCAACTCTGGTGGTGTTGGTATAACTGATAAATCACTCAACATATACTTCGAGTGCGTACCATGTTGAGAATCTTTCATATTAACACTCACAAACTTATCACCCATTTTTTGTAAACTAAAATCTACATCTTCTTCTAAGATGGATAGTAGTGATACTAATTGCGGAGTGTTATAAACTCCAATATCTGATGTTTCTACATCATCGAAGTTATCCAATACTACCGACCCCACTAATGATTTATCACCACTAATGAACCTTGTCGCCAATTGTTTTCCATTGGATGACCATTTTACTGATTTAATTTCACCACCAAGCGAATACTTGTCGATAAAACGAATTAGTTTTGTTTTATTCATAACCTTATTGTCCTTTGTTAATAGTTATTACTTATGCTTTCCTATGTATATACATATATACAAGAAATCTCAAAATCAAAAAAATCTTTCTATACTTTGCTGTTTATCTACGACCGCTTCCCATCCCAAACTTTCATAGAACATTCCTATCTTTTTACTCATTGCTTGTTCAAACATCTTAGTATGGTCAATGTTCATTTTAATAAAATCTAATATTTGAGGCGGGTCCTCATATCCTTTATAACCAATTACATCAAACCCATATTCATTATTCTTTAGGTAAACCCACCTAATCTTATTACCATTAGTAATCTTCTCATACTTTCTACCTTCAAACCAATGGTGTAATATAGAATTATAATTTATTGCTGCTTTAACATGGACTGGTGCACCCTTTTTATATTTACTGAATGATGACTCTTCATCTTTAGAAATATATTTACCAATCCCCTTTACACCAATTGGATTTGCCAATACACTATAATGTAGCATATGTAGATTCCTCTTAAACTTACTGATTCTTTCATCAATCTGTTCTTTGGGAACATTTGCTAATATATCATCCAATACGTGTTTTAGTAAATCTTTCATAGCGGGAGCAAAATTACTTCTGACTGTATCTAATCCCTTTACTTGTGTTTTATTTACTTTCCGACCAGCATCGTTAATAATTCGTAACCCATATCGTTTCTTAGTTACAAATAAACCTGTCTTTGCGATTACCTCTTGTTTGATATCAAACTCGTGTTTATCAACATTAAGGAATTTCTTACCAAAATAATTATAACTTTCATTCAAATAATCTTGTACTTCACCACACACTTCCATAATTCTTTGTGTCATCATTGTTTCAGTTAATTTTTGATTTGGAAATCTCTTCTCTATTAATGGAACTGCGGATGCGAAAATGGAATCTGTATCAATATAGATAACATAATCCTTATCTGTACCTAACTCTTTATTATAAAAGTGGTTAGTAATCTTCTTACTGAACTTAATCAATGATTGACCTGTTAGTGTGGTTGCTTCAGCATTGTCTAAATCATAGAACCTAAATACTGGTAAACCTAACACACCATACAATGAATTTAGTAGAATCTTTTGTAGATATTGTCTCCTATCAAAATAATCCTCTTTCTTTTTATCACCTGATTCATTGAACTTCTTTACAAGTTTTCTCATCTCTACTCGTTCTTTAAACCACTTTGTAAGTAGAGCAGGAATCAACCCTTGTTTATCTGTACGATACATTACACCATTCGATGCAATACTCAAACCTGTTTCTTCTAAATATTCTTTTAATGCTATGTTATCTATCTTCTGAAGTTCCTTACCCTTAGTATTAATCATAGAATAAGTTTTCTTGTGTCCAACCTTTAAATATTCATCTGCATCCCAACCCATAACTTGTCCAACCTTAGTTTCAGGTGATATGTTGAGTGTACGAATAACACTTGGATACATACTGGTAATATCTAAATCATAAACCCATTCGTGTTTACCTCGGATAGGGTCTTGTACATATGCTCCTGCAAATTTTTCATCATCACCTCTCCGCTTCGGATTTCTTGGTTTGTTTGGAGCAACAATACCCATCTTTTTTAAGTAAACTAAAATAGCACCCTCAAGATATCGTGAACTCATAAACACATCTTCATATGGAACATGTCCTAAGTGTGCTATACCACACGCAACTCCTATGAAATCCAACTTATCATTTAACTCTACAAGAATACGAACATCTCGGATATTATAATCTATAAATTTTTGTAAGTTATTTTCATACAAATCAGTAAGTGTTCCATCATACTCAATCTTTTTCATACCAACTTCAACTTCACCAATATAATCTAAACGATAACTTGATTGTTGGATTGGTGAGAACTTTTTATATAATGCAAGGTAATCTAAAACACTAACCCCTGCAATAACAAACTTCTTTTTGTATTCGTTATAGTATGCATGTCGTATGGGGGATAACATATTTGCAACTTCTGCACCTAAAACTCTGACTGTTCTGTTGTATAAATAAGGTATATCAAAATAATCAATATTCCAACCACTTAATATTGTTGGTGATATCTCTGCGTATTTTCTATAAAATTGAGTTAATAACTCATGTTCGGTTTTAAATAATGTTACTTTAGTATCACCCGTTTCATAATTCTGAATGGTATCTTTTTTGTCTAAAGTATAACATATATAACTCTTCAGTAGTTCATCATAAAACGCGATTGATGTAATGGCAGTTTCTGCTTTTTCGGGGTCTGGGAAACCATCAACTACTTCCACCTCTATATCAAAATAAAATGTTCGGTTTCCCTCTGCGACATTATCTGAATCTGTATATTGGTCAACTAAAAATCTTGTTGTGATTGGTACATCACTCTCATATAAACCTGGGTCATCCTCATCCCAAGTGTACACCTTTTTAACTTTACTACCATCAAGTGTATGATGTAAACCACTTGAATGTTTTACATATGCATATTTCTTATAAGGTATAACAAGATGACCTCGTTTATCATCCCAAACATGCACTCTATTTTTTCTCTTTTCATAAAAAACATTTTGATACATTTATGTTCTAATTTCCGAATTTATCATATGTGAATATAACCATAAAACCCTATACAAGTCAAGTACTTTCTTTCTTTTTTTTTGAAAAAATGGGGGATATTTTCCAATCCCCCAATTTTACCATTTTTAAAATGCTACTGACAAGCCAATGTTAGCATATCGTGGTGTTCCTAAGAATACCTCGGCGTTCTGTGCTAAGTGAAGTTTATCACCATAGCCATTGTATTGTGAGTTATCAACCGCATCTTGAACATATACTTCATCAAGTGCGTTGAAGATGTGACCAGTTAAAGTCAAATCTAAACCACCGACACTTGGAAGTTTATAGGATGCGTGTAAATCAAGTTTAGAGTAACCATCGGCTTCCCAAACTTGTGTCCTATCAGCTGTTCCATCCTCGATTTCTCTCGAAGCAGGACTCCAATCAGAATAGTTCTTATCATACATTTTGTACAATGCCGTAACTCTTAATCCACTTACTGGTTTAACAGTCAAAGCAAAGGTATAAGATGTCTGTGGCATATCACCAACATACAACCCATCAAGTGCGTAAGCATATTCCGTTGTTGTATAACCAATTCCTTGGCCTTCTTCGTTGTATTCTGTTTCTTGGTAAGTACCACTGGCATCACCATCGAATTTCCAACCACCGAAAGAAGCAACAAAGTCAAGTTCAACCAAATCATGTGGTTTTACTTTCACTTCAAGTTCTGTACCTTGATGTTTCTGATTTACACCCTTTAGAAAGATTACATCTGTATCTCCCGAATCGCCTTGACCTGTGTCAACATTACGAGTAAGGTTTCTATCTTTCCAATCTGTGGCATATATAGATACTTTAACGGCAACCTTGTCGTTAGAATATCCAGCACCAACTTCTGTTGATAAGAATTTCTCATTATCTGGGTTGGATGCGACCGTACCAGAATAATCAATTACATTATCAAGAATTGGGGCTTTTTCAACATACCCTGTATTAGCATATGTAGTAACTCCCTCACCAAAATCGTAATATACTCCACCCTTAACTTGGTAAGTAGTAATGTTATCAGCCACAACTACACTATTGTCTGTAGAGAAATGGTCTTTATATGTATATCCAATAGATGATATTCCACCCATTCCATATACATTTAGATTATCTCTCGTGTAGTTACCTTGTAAAAATCCACCTAACCAGTCGACAGTTGTTTCGTTATGATACGCGATTATATCACCTAACTTAACTACTTTACCATCTGGTACATTTTTATCTGCAAAATCAACGTAGTAATCTCCACCAAGTAAATCACGAACTTCACGTGCGTGTTCTATACTAGCAGTTCTCCAATCGATACCAGTTTGAATCTCTAAATCATCACTAACTTTAAAGTTTAGTTTAGAAATTAATCCATATGTATCTTGTCTATTGATTGAGTTTCTAAGAATACCCGTAGAACGATGTTCTGATTCCGAATAATCGGCATCTACATTTGTACGATTCTGTTCAATCTCGCCATTCCAATCCCAAGCCCATGGTGAACTTGAATACCAAGCATTATCTACTACAGCAGGTGTTCTCATTACACTACCATACGTACCTGTTCCACCACCAGAACCACCACTCCAATAAGCAACTGATGATAATTTCATCTTGTCATTTATTTGTAAAAAGTGATTTAAATTCACTAATGGTTTATGGAAAAAGTTCTCCCTCTCATTAAGAAAGTCGGAATTGTATCGTTTAGTAGTTCTCGCTCCATACATATACCAGTATTGTTCACCTGTATATGATGCATCGATTGGTGCTACATTTTGATTGAACAACCTACCAGCTTCGGTTTCGAATTTATTACCTTCTGCAAATGCATCAGTATCGAATCCATCAATTTCACCAGCTAACTCTTGTGAGTAAGTAGCGATATTCTGTTTGTATAGGTTCTGTCCGTGTCTTTGTGGAGCACCGATTGCATACAACTCAAATCGTTGTTTATCAGATACTGCATAAGAACCACCAAAATAATAAGCCCAAGCATCTGTCCAAGTTCCGTCAATGATACCATCACCAGTTTTACGAACAATCGTACCACTTAATGCTAATTTATCACCAATTAAACCTGAATTATAGTTCAAAGTAGTTTTAAGAAAACCACCACCACCTGATTCTTGTTTGAACTTACCACCCTTTTCTAAGGATGCTGGGTCTGTAATGATGTTCATTGTTCCACCAATTGAAGGTGTAGCTAAATTAACAGCTGATAGTCCTCGTTGCATCTGAATAGAAGATGTGGCATCACCAACACCATCCCAATTAGACCAATAAACCCATCCGTTCTCCATATCATTCTGGGGAACACCATTTATCATTACTGCTATATTCCGTTGGTTAAATCCACGAACATTGATACGAGCATCACCCGCACCACCACCTTGTTGAGTTGCGTAAACACTTGGTGTAGTATTTAAAGCCATAGGGATATCTTGACTTCCAAGTCGTATCTCCATTTCTTCTTTACTAACTGTCGTGTAAGCAACAGGTGTATTTCTGCCAGCTCTTGAAGCCAATACCTCAACATCTGACATAATTAAAACATCTTCTTCTAAATTGAAGTTGAGTGTTCCAACTATATCACCCACCACAACATCAAGTGTTGTAGATGAGTATCCAATGAATGAAGCAGTTAATGTGAATGTGCCTTCGGCTCCAACATCGATAGTGTATGAACCAGAATTATCTGTTACACCACCTTTATCAGTTCCTTCGACAGCTACATTAGCTCCAATCAATGGTTCTTCACCACTATTGACAACTCCAACAATAGATTGTGCGAACAATCCTGTCATCATCATTAGTGATACTATTATTAGTTTACGATTAATCTTCATTTATCGTCTCCTCTGTTTGTTTTGTTTATGACACATTTTTTACCAGGTGTGTCAACTGCCTGCGTATGTGAAATCATACACATATTGTTTTTATTAATTAACGTAATCTTGGTCATCATTATCACCAGTAGTGGGTATTACTTCAATATCACAAAAGTCTCCATCACAAAATTTTTCAACATTTGCTTCTTCTGCTTTTATTACCCCAAATGATAATTTTCCAAGTTTCTTAACTTGTTTGTTATATTCTTTTTCATCAATAGCTTCATAAGGCATTTGTTTGTATGCACCCAATTCATGTCTCGGTAAAAGAGATATTCCCTTTAACTGATATTGATAATAATTTAAGACTTGTGGTATCATTTCACCTTCGGTTTCTGGGTCAAATGTGACGGTGCAACTTACTTGATTGTCTGCCCAATGTCTTTGTAAGAAAGCAGCCAAACTAAATTGTTCCCATATAGATAACTCACCGACTGTTCTTATTCCCTCACCAACATCAACTGGAACTTCTACAACCATAGTTGTATCTTCTGAACCAAATGCAGGTTCTACTTTATATCCCGCTTTCTGTAGTGGTTCTATTAATTCTGATTGTTTTGATAATCTTACTCGTCTAAGATAGAATCTTGATTCTGGATAATGTAATCCAGGTGTTGCTCCTGCTAACAAAGATACTGTCCCACTTGGTTTAACACTTGTGGTTTTAATTGATTTTGGTATTGCGAACCAATCACTATACATCTTATCCCATTCTTGTATTGTATCATATCCCTGTTCTAACCAATCTTTTAGTTCATGCAATCCTCGGTTTGTAACAAATTGTGCAACGCCACTTACTGAACAACCTATTCGTCTATTTCTCAACATAACTCTGTTAGTATCTGACCAATGTGTCTTACCTAATGTTACTGATTTTGCATACAAATAAGCATACTTTAATGTTCTCTGATAATCCTCTAATGAATCGTGGTTGTTTGGGAATGTTTCTACTAAACAACACAACTCATAACTTTCTAATGATTGTTCTAAACAAGGATTACCACCCATTACTCTATGGTCTTTATCATCTCCACCATTTTTCATACGAGAATATTTTCTCATATTTTCTAACCAAGCAAAACCTGGTTCACCATTATCATTAATTCTTTTTGCAGCTTCTGTATAATCCATACCAAGTTCTGCAAATATTGAATTATTAGAAGTCCAACCATATTGTTCTCTATGTGGGTTAACTTTATAATTTTTTAAATCTAAATATTCTTCGTTATCTGGTTCACCGAATACGATTTCTGCTGTTCGCCTAACATTACCTGCTACTACACATTTACCAATCATATTCATAATATCTACGATTGTTGTAATAGTGATTGGTGTTCCAACATTCTTATCTAACATTTTGCTAACACTTTCATGTACTTCTTGTAGTGGTTCGGGACCCGAACTTACTCCACCAAAACCTTTAATTGGTTCACCAACTAATCTAATTAAACTATAATCAAACTCTATTGGTGCAGTTCCGTGAAAATAACTTTCTAATAAGTGTTGTAATGATTCAACCCAACCCTCACGAGTATCTGGTATTTCATATGTTGTTGGTGCTCTATCTGTATCAACGCCCTTAACTACTATCTCACCAGCACCCTTTGTATCGAATCCTACGCCCACCCCTAACATACTTGCATCCATAAGGAAACAGAAAGGTTTAGCATAATCTTCTTTGATTGTTTTTGTTGATACAAATGCACAATTGTTTAGGGCTGCATATAATCCCTTTTCTTCTGTGATTGCTGTTCCCATTGCCCATAAACCACGACCTGGTGGTAGAAATTTCATTGTAAATATTCGCTCATACATATCTTGTGCGGACTTTTGTGCTTGCCACGGATTCCAACCTAATTGATGGCCTTCAATCCAATTCATTTGCATTGTATAAGTTCCCTCTACAACCCGTTGAACCGTCTCCCACCATCTTTCATTTTTTCCATCTTCTTTAATACGAGAATATGTTCTCATATAAACCAATTCTCCTAAACCATTGAAACCAAAAGGAGCTTTCTTTCTTTTATACTTATTAATAAAATTTTCTGATAATTTAAACTTATACTTACCCATTCTAAAACTCTCCATTTTTTTAACTTAATTATACCTATTATATGTATGATATATATTAACTTATATTAGCAATATATACATTTTATTCATAGTTTTAAAAAGATTATCTTTGAAGTTTTATTCAAACCCTTCACCATCAAAATCTTTTTTCTTTTGTGCCAAGGTTTTACGTAGATACTCATCTGCATTATTCATTTTACCTTGGGCCGCTTTTCCACCTTGTGAACTGGTTTCATATATCTGAATGAACCCTGTGTTTGTGTTGATAGTTGCTGGAAATGTAATTCCATCAGGCCCGAATCTATTTTTAATAACGTGGAATCTACCTGTATTTGCTATCTTATCTTCTACTTTTCTACTCATACTCATTACAAAATCTGAAGTCATAACCTTTGAATAATCTTCACTAACTTTACTCGCATCAATAACATCTTCTTCTAACGCAGAACGATTTGCTTGTGATGCAGTCCATACTGGAATCTCAAATTCTCCTGCCATACCTCTTAGTTCTTCATAAACGTGTCCGATTTGGTGTCTTTTTTCTGTGAAGTTAGATGTTGATTTCATAATATCTGCGTAATCCACAATAACCATATCAGGTTTAATACCTTGTAGTTCACATTGTTGTAAATGTGCTACGATTGAATTTACACTTGCAGTTCTCGTTGGCCAATACTTGATGATTAAGTTACCTTTTAATTTATCTATTGCTTTCTGCACTTCTTCTTTATAATATTGTAAGTTACCCGTTGGTTGTCCACTAACAATTGTATCATATCGTAACCCAACATACTGAGCATTTAACTCTAATGTATAATGGATTACTGTCTTACCTTGTTTAACTGCATGAGCACCTATTGCTTGTAGTGTCCAAGATTTACCAATACCAGCAGGAGCAACAATCACTCCAAGCTCTCCACCACCTAAACCACCATCCATCAAATCATTAACACTATCCCATGCGGTTGGCATAACTATTCTTGCTTGTTGACTCATTCTCTCTTCAAACCCAGTAATATATTCATGTCCGATATCTCGTTCCATACCAGCAGTCATTGCTTTGTCAATTATACCTTTGATTTCATCATATCGATGAGATTCTAATAATTCAACTGATTGCATAATCGCACCCTTAACAACTTGGTTCTTACAAAACTCTAATGTTTTTTCTTGAACAAATGGTAAATCTGTTGCTTCTCTATGATTCCAAGCATTTCGTAATGAATCAACAATTGTGGTTTTTAATGTAGGATTATCTACCTCTTCCATTATAACCTTAACTGCTTCCATTGTTGGTGGTGTTTTATATTTAACAAAATATTCTTTGATAGATTTTATCAGATATTTATTAGAATCCGTATCAAAATAACTTACTTCTAATATTTCTATAATTTGTTTTGTAAATTTACTATCAAGTAATAAACTTGTAATTATTTTTGACTGGAACGATGTTCCATATTGTATTAAATTTTCGCTCATTATAACCTATATTAAGTATCCAGATTCGTGTACAAATCTTGGACTTTTTTATCATAAAATTCTTTTCTTTTCTTATCACGATACCTTTGTCGTGCTTTTGCTTTTAAATCGTCAGCATTACGCATATAATGTTCCATCTGCCACTTTCTTTGAGCTTTCTGACGTTCTTTATCGGTATGGTATTTACGTTTTCGTCCCATGTGTTTTCTCTGCCATAAAGTTTAATCTGTTAAATGTTGTGTGTAACCAACTATCTAAATTAGGTAACGCCGTGTACAATTTATCTTCCAAAAATTTCTTTTGAAATATATGTTTCACTAAACGCTGTATAGGATTCCCACATATCTCTTGTATTTTTAACTTACTACTTCCAGATATGTTTATCTCATCTAAATCCATCAGTTTCTTATTTAAGAGTAATTGGTCTGAAGAATTTGAAATTACTTCACATAGTTTAAATTGTTTCTTTTTAGATTCTGCACTTTTCAGAACATCTTCTATTGTAAACTTATGCGGAGATTCAAGCCAAGGGAATAACTTTAAAAGTGTTTTTATTCCAGCACCCTTAATACCAGGTATCCCATCTGATTTATCACCATCCATCGTTCTAAATAATAAAAAGTTTGTAGAACTTATACCATACTCTTCCAATATTCTTTCTTGGTCATACATCTTCTTCTTAGTAGGTGACCAAACTGAAATTCTATCATCCACCAATTGTAAGAAATCTTTATCGGTTGACATTATAGTAACCTTATCCTTAAAGACATGTTTTGCTGAATAACCAATCACATCATCTGCTTCTATGTTTTCAGCAGTAGTAATAGTTAAAGGTAATAGTTCTAAATACTCGATTACTCTATTTAATTGAGCAATCATCATTTTATGTTCATCTCCACGAGTTAACGATATTCCATCTGTTCTATTCAACCGAAGAGACATCTTTCTTCCTGCTTTATACTCTGGAAATATTTTTCTACGGCGGTTAGACCCACCTTTACCATCAAATACTATGATAGTTCTTGTGGGTCTTACCATATTAATAGCGAATCCAATTGACCTTAAAAAACCTACTATTCCACCAATGTGAACCCCATCCTCATTGGTAGTAGGTACTGCGGTAAACACTCTAATAAAAGTGTTTAAACCATCAATCAATAAAACCGAGTCATTTGGTTCTCCACCATCAACCTTTCCGCCAGATTTTTTTATTTCTTCGAGTATAGATAAATGTTTTTGATTAATCACCTAAGACCTCATCTGTGAACTCTACATCATCAATACCAAGTTTTTCTTTGTATTTTAATATAACCTTATCACAAATGATACCATAGACATAGTCTTTCAACTCATCATCTTTAGTAATTAACTCTTCCCAATCCTTTGATAAAAACTTATGGTCTTTACCATTTTGGTCTGTAAGAGTGTACCACGCCCCACCTGATTTAATCAACTTATGTTCTTTCAAAACTGTCAACCAAGCTCCGTAGTTATCGATACCCCTATCAAAGTACATATGATAATCGGCATGTCTTAAAGGTGGACCAAGTCTGTTCTTCACAATCTGTGCTCTACACTTCATACCCAATACATTTTTTGCTGTATCTTTGATTTGCCCCATGTTCTTCAACCTAATTCGTGTTGAAGCGTGGAATGGTAATGCTTTACCACCACTTGTTGTCCAAGGGTCTCCGAACATTACTCCGAGTTTTTGTCTTAATTGATTAGTAAACACAAGTGCTACTCGTTGCCTACCAACCATTTGAGTAATCTTTCTCAATGCTTTTGATATAATGATTGCTTTTGTAGTAGCCCAACCATCTTTATCAAAATCTGCTTCCAACTCTACTTTCGTAGTAGCTGCAGCGAGTGAATCAACCATAATAGTTACTAATCTATCTTTATCTGATTCCCTAACTTTAGTTATAATTTCTACAATCGCTTCAAAAACATCTTCTACTGTCTCTAAGTGTAGATACAACATCTTACCCATATCAATTCCAATAACTGACATAAACTCTTGAGAAACTGAAGTTTCAGTATCTATATAAACTGCAACCCCACCTTTCTTTTGAGTTTCTGCTAAGATGTGTGCACCAAGTAGTGATTTACCACTTGATTCTAATCCATTGATTTCTGTAATTCTACCAACTGCAATTCCACCATTTGGTCTATTAGATATTGCTAAATCTAACATAGAACTACCTGTTGAGATAAAATCTGAGATATCTGTAGGTGTATTATCCGTACCATCCAGAAAGTATGCTACTTTATTATCTTTAAATTTCTTATTTAAACTGTCGGCCAAAGTATCGGCCAATACATCGTGTACTGATGACATTCATTTCTCCTTATCAAATTGTTAATGTGTAGTTAGGGAATACAATAACACCCATCTCTACTTTTGTTGTATGTTGCCACACATTAACGGGGGTTTTTATTTACGAGTTAAATAACTCATCAAAAGCATCACCAGTATTACTTACCTTAGATTTGTCAAGTTCAGCTACATTTCCTTCAACGGCTTTTGCTGTTGTTGATACTTCTGAATCTTCTTCAGTTGCATCACCATCAGGGTTTAACCATGTATTTAATATATCTGTCATATCATCGTATGATAACTCTTGATAGATTTCTGTAATGTCCTGTTGTTTCTTTACTTTTTCAAGTACATCTGGCTCATCAGAAATCGGTGATTGATTAGGTTTGACGCGAATGTTAGTTTTTGGATAACTTGCTCCACTCTCCTCGGCTGAGATAAACTCTACCGAAATATCACGACCATTAATTGGGTCTGTAATATCACCATAATCAGGGTCTGCGATTACTGAAAGAAGTTCTTGATAAACTGTCTTTCCAAATCCCCAAAACTTCACACCTTGCGATTCTTCACCACGAACTATAACTGGAGCAAAAGTTCTCATTTTTGCTTCAAGTTTACGTGATAACTGATAATCTTCCTTATTACCACTTGCTTTTAGTTTTTGAGCAAACTCTTCAATAGGGTCTGGTCTACCAAAAGAAATTGGTGATAAATAAGAGCGATTGCTCAGATTGTAGTGAAAAAATAATTCAATAAAAGGATTCTCTTTATTGAAAGCGTAAGGTACGATGCGGATTTGAGTTTTACCTGGTTGTGGTTTCCAAAGACTGGAAGTCCGATTGTTAGTTGTTTGTAACTGCCCGAGGCGTTTTTTTATTGCGTTTAAATCCATTTCATATTCTCCATTTGTTTATGTTTATTTTTCATTTGTCAATCAAGTGTAACCTTGATACAATAATATATATCAATTCAATTTGCTAAAATGTAATATATTTTAAGTTTTTTATAAAAAAAAAAGGTTCATTTTGTTTTTAAGTCTATCATAAGTGGAAACTAAAAATCGGTGAGAACCTTTTTTTTATAAGTTGGAAATTTTTAGGAATGTAGGATTTGCATACCTACAACTTTCTGCTCAGATTTTATTGCCCCTTGTACCTAACACCCATCAGTTATGATGATTCTTCTCTGTCTGGTTAAGACTATCGAAGTGAGTACAACCTCTGTGTTATTGCCTTATCTCTCTGAGTTTAGATTGATTCAGCCATTAAGTGGGATTTCAGTTTTACCCTTACCCACAACAAGGTCTAAAGAATTGCTTCTTTATGTGTTCAGAAAGTACATTAGATGATTGATGTCTCAACTACTTAACCATTCGGCCTTGTAGGTTCACCACGAACTCATCTTGGATTACCTTATGGGCTTCTAAAGGATACCCATTGTTCGGTCAATTCCATACAGAGTTTATAACTCCCTGTACTTTTTAAAAATCCAAATTGTCAAAAAACTTTGTATCATAATTGATACATTAATATATATGTATATAAATCCCCAAAATACATTTTATTTAAAAAAAAAGGTAAATAACTGAAAAAAACTTGATATTTATATATAGTTAACCGATTATGAGTTAATTCAAACGCGTTGTTTTGGAGTGTATTATGAAAACTATACTAACAGGTATACTTTCACTTTTCATTTTCTTTGGAGCAGTACCAACACTATCATCTATGAATTATAGTGAAAAAGCTGGTATGGAAGAAGTAAAGAAAAAGAAGAAGAGTAAGAAAAAGAAAATTGGTAAGAAAGGCAAAAAGAAGAAAAAAGGCTTCTTTAGCAAATTTATCGGTTCTAAGTAATCTTATAAAAATAAAAAGGGAAGTTATATAGATTCTTGAAAAAGATTTAAAGCTTCCCTTTTATCTTTTACAATAGTTCCATTAACTTGAAAAGCGTTCTCAAGTTGATTGTATATGATATGTGGTATTTTTTCACTAATGAGAATTCTATTAGCAGCATTTCCTGATGATGTAACAATTCTTAAATTAGATTTATTAAAATTTGTTTTATCTCTATCAATATGGTCTACTACCATTCCTTCTGGTATAATACCATAAAACGCTTCTGCAACTAATCTATGAACTTGTCGAGTTATTGATTTCTTATCCAATCGTAGATTTATTTTAGGATAAGGTGTTTTTCCACTAACTCTAACTTTCATAACTCGTTTAGTTTTTATATTACGAATATTTCCTTTATCGGAAATCTCATATGTTGTATATCTTGGGTGTTGTTTGTATGTTTCCATACTAATAAATATGGCAAAGTATATTAAAAAGGGGGAAAAAAATTAATTTCCCCCCCTTTTTTTTATTACTACATCTAAGTTTTATTCAATTTTATTTTTAATTGATAAATATAACCATCTATCTTTTTTGTATCACTATCATCAGACATCTTCTGCCGTTTCATAATCAACTTACCTAATGCTTTTTGTAAATCTAATTTAGATAATCCGTTCATACTTCGTCTATAATATAATAATGCTAATGCTTCATCCTCTGCTTCTGCACCACGAACACCAGCCACGTGCGTTATGTTATCTACTTCATATATCTTATCTTCACCCATCTCTACTATCTCTTCCCAAATAACATTTTCCCACATGACATCTAAATCTAACTCTTCATCTTGACTATAACTTAACATGAAGTTCAGACAAAGTAAAATTAATATCAGTTTCATATGATTTCTATTTCTACCCCAAGTCCTCTCTTATCAAATGATGTCCCCACTATTACTTGATACCGACCTGGTGTAATTCTATCTGTCCATTCAGTTCTGTATAATCTCCACACATAGGTTTCAATCCGTTCTCTACCATCTTTATGTGGACTTAATGTTAATGGTTGTGAATGTACTACTTTATTGTTTCTATCAAACATATATAGTTTAGTGTTATCCCTACCCACAAGATACTTTATCTTTACACACTCCCCACCTTGCTTATCGGTGGTTTGCCATGCATCTACTGGATAAATTAGAAACTCTTCGTGGGTTAGTCCTTTAGGTACAAATGGAGTATCATCTTCTTTGAAAAATACAAAACCCAACACGACCACAATGGCCGTGATGAGTCCGTATTCCAGTTTTTCTTCGATAATCATCTATTCAACATTGTGTAAAACAGCCACTTCTGATAATTCAAATGTGGTTGAATCATATGTGAAATAATATATTTCATCATTACGCCTATAGTGAAATAATGATGGTTCATCAAGTGCATCCACACTAAATTGCCACTCATCATCTTCATCAGGAACACCATCGTACATTGTTATAATTATGTTACGACTTCTACCAATTACTGATAGTGGATTGTAAGGCCAGGATGCAAGACCTGTTGCCAGCAATCTGTTATGTGATTCTTCTTCTAATCCAGCCCACACCATATTTACAAATGCTTTTTCTGTAGCAGCTTCAGCATTTTCAAGTGTTTGTTGATATCTTGGTATTGCAACTGCAGCTAAGATACCCAATATGATTGTAGTCATTATCAACTCAATCAAAGTGAATCCTTTATTTGTATTTTTAAGTATGTTCTTCATGTTATTATCCTTGTT